TTCCCATAGCGGTTCTTATATTCCTCACACAATGCAAGACCATGAGCAAGTAACCACTGCCAGTTGTTAACAAACTCATTCGCCCATTTAGTGCAAGGATGATTGCGAAAAGCACCCTTCTCAGTAGCATAGGGTTGTCCATCTGCTCTAGGAAGAGTGCCGAATCCATGACCCCATTTGTCAGAACATACAATGGATAGCATCTGACAAGTTTCTAAAGGCATTTTAACAATGTGCTTGTCAGGCAATACCACAGCAGATCGCCATGGACTAGGGTCAGTGACAAAGATATTCATAGCAATTTAGACATAGAAATAACTAAGAGGAACGTTAGCATTATAACAACATCCCATGACTTAGTTTTAACAAAGTAAGGAATTGAAATAAGGTCCGCAATAAAGTGTGCTGCTACACCAACCATTACATTTACATGTAGGACAATAAAGTAGGCAATAATAACAAGAGCACTACCTATAATCCTCAGACGAATTGCATTTACCATTCCAATGCTTCTGCTACCGTAGGAAACTGCTCCTTAAAGATAGCACGGGCACCTTCTGCAAGCAACATGTGTTCTTTCTGAGTGCCATGTGCAGACCTCAGATCAATATAATGGATCCATGATCTTACTGAGCCCGTCATGTACATTTTTGTGGGCACACAGAGGGGAAGCACATTTCTTGCACACTCCTTTGCCACACCTCGCTTTAGCATCTGCTCATAGAGTGCCATAGAAGAATCAAACAAAGTTTGCATCTGCATCTCAAGTGTTTGTACCATAAATGGATCTAGATCATCAATGGAGTTCTGTCGATTCTTATCATCCTGACGACGAAGTTCGGGCAGAGGAATCTTATCAAAACCTAGTAGAGATGAGTCAGCATACCGCTGGGAAAACTCTTGATATGTGAAGCTACGGTGACGAAGCACTTGAGCTGCGATTGCCCGTGTAGTATTGATCTCAAGAGTCATGAATGCCTGTTCAAAGATTGACCAGTGCTGATGCTTAATGCAATAGCGGAGCAGTCCAGCATACTTCTCATTGTCCTGATTTGATGGGTTGCTTACGCGAGCACAATATGCCATGTGTTGTTCGGCATCAGGAGTAACTGAGATAAGCTTTACTGTCATTCTGTTTATGAAACATTACAGAGTTATTCTAGCAATAAAAAAGACCCCTGTCAAGAGGGGTCAGACAAAAATGGTATTACCTCATCACAATCAAGAACATAGAATTGAGATGATTTGATTCCCATGTTCAACATCTTCATGATCCTATGCTTACCATCAATCATTCTATACCTGTTCCCATATGGATTAGGAGCACCTTCTATAATTATTGCTGGAAGTGTTATGTCTGCATGAACATATCTTAATGCTGGTGTTTCATTACAACAATAACAATTCTCTCCAGTGTTATGTGGATGATGATGCTTTCCTTTCCAAGCGATGTTATGTAATTGTACAGTTTGTATTTTGTCGTGAGTAAGTAAGTTACAAACGTCTCTCATATAGATGTAATGAAGTGTTCCTAGTCCTTCATTAGGTTTTAACCACTCCCAATTACCTAACTCCACAGTATAACGTGCGACATGACGCCTTCTTCCAGGCCACGGTTCCTTTAAATGTTCTAGTGACATATTACTCACAATTGTTTATATAATAGCATAAAAAAGACCCCTGTCAAGGGGTCTCACACATCAATCTGGATAACCATCATCGTCATCCGATACTCCTAGTCTATCGTCATCTATATGCTTATATAGATCTATGTCTGAATATATTTCGCACTCTAACGCATCTACAAGTAATTTTAAGTTTCTAATTATAAGCTTTAACCTATCTCTATCTACCTGCATGATACCTCCATAGTAAAAAGGGAGGGTTTGACCCCTCCCATTTATTTATTCATTTCGTGTAAGTCTTACCACGATAGCAGAATGTACCGTGAGTTTCCTTACTCTCTACACAACGGGTGTCATACTCTACACCACGATATGAGGTGTGAGAAATCTGAGCATCATGAAGACGTGCTGCCTTCTCGATTTGCTTCTTGATCATAGTAAGTGTGTTCATTTGTCTTCTCCTGAAGTAGTGGGTTTTTTAGTCCCCGTTCCTTCAGTCGTTTGCGTCCCAGTTGCACTCAGGTGTTGCTTCCTTAAGGACTTCAACAACCTCAGTGCGAATGACTACATCTACACTCTTATTAGCATCAATGCGTCGGATCATATCCTCAGCATCAGTACAGTGAATAGAAGAGTAGAGTAAAAATTCAAACATGGGATGAACGCTCCGTTCCGCGACTTACTTGCGTCCTAGACCAACGTTTGTTCACACTGACCTTCTACTTTAGATCTAAGATAACCTAGAAGATTATACTTTGATCTACGATCTAAGTTGTCATCCATAAGGATTTCAACTCTTCTCTGTAGAAACCTTTCACACGACATGTGCCACCCGTAGGGGTTGCCGTCATCATGATGGGCAAGGGTCAATGCCAGCAGAACGCTGATCATTGGATGAACGTATGGTAATTATACCATACTATTTAGAGGTTGACAATGGTATAACGTGATACAATTTTACATTTGCTTAAGCAACTGGTTCTTTGACCTTGAGTGTTGGATGTTCTACTTCCAGACCACCATTCTCAAACATCCATGAAATGTAATCATGCAAAGTGTACTCACTGATAATTCCATCATGGAATACATACTGTCCGACATAGTTATCCCAGTCAGCAACTCTAGCAGTCTCTACAAGTTTAATAAAGTCCTCACTGTATTCATAATTTCTTGCCATGTCTTTGGCATATCTCCAGAATGGAGTGTCATAGTGAGATCCATAATAATAATGCCAAAGAATCCACTCATGCATTTGTTTGATCTTGATATCAAAATTCTTCAATCCACGCTTGAATCTATTTGCATCAGATTCATACTTTCCACCATTATCAATTGATTTAAATAAAATATCTGTAATCAAAGTTCCATAGAATGGTGTAGCATTAGACTCTAATGGTTCATAGAAGAACAATCTATTACCATTCTTCAAAGTTTTATTTTTAGCATCATAATAGTTCTTAGCACGATAATTCTTAAATGGAATCTTATGCAAAGTATCTACATCGAGAAGATCTTTGAAGTTCTTCTTTGCTGTTTCGGGATCAGTAATATTTTCGTTAAAGATATATCCATATGAATGACCATCTTCCAGAGGAATTTTGAATGCCCATCCATCAGGGGTTGCAATGTGCTCAGTCCAAACTTCTTTAGGTCTAAACCCATAAGTTCTACCAAGCAACGCACAGTTGACTGGACTTGCTACTTCATCATATTCTTCCCAATCATTAACAGTTTTACCTCTGCAATCAATAACAAGATCAAATCTATCTTTAATTTCTTCTGGTGTTACATTCTTCTCAACAACTCTTATGTAATTTTTATCAAGGAAAGTTTGCCTAAGTTTATTGGGGTCAAAATGATACGCAAGTCCACTATTAGCAAGTTTATAATACATATCAGGATTTTTAGACCAGTTCCTATAATAGAAACCAGCTTTCGGTGTTAATCCCGCAGTATTATTCTTTGCTTCGTTAGCAAGAAGATATTCAATTGCGGTAGAAACATTGACCGTAGTACCCTGTCCAACAATTTCTGTCGGAATCTTAGAGTCAGTATACATTACAACTTCAGGAACTGGATGACCGTTGTACTTGTATGAAAAGAGAATCATCAATGCAGAGATAATTCCTGCATTACCACTGCCGATGATTGCAAATCTGCAACCTTTCTTTCTAAAGTTCATAGTGTTAAGATATCTTAAAATATTTAGTTATGTCTGAGCGTTTTCAAATGCTCAAGAATATTCTCACGAACCCACATCAGTTCATGATAACACTTTTGGTTATGAGCACACTGACGTAGAGCAGGATCTGGTTTGAGAACACTCTCAATGAATAGATCCAGACCACGATTCCATTTTACTTCTTGGGATTCGCCGTCATTAATAACATACTGATCTTTCATTTAATCATACCTCTCTCTTTCATGTGTTGCAGGGTTTCTTTAAGGTTGCCAACGTGCCTTGCACCGATGGCTACCTGTGGGTATGTAGCATCTGAACCAAACTCCTGTTCAAATGCACGTTGAGTAAAGTGTTCGTTTAAACGATACTCTAAGAACTCTCCTCCTAAAGACTGGAGGAGTTGCGAGAGTCGCTCACATTCTTGACTACCGTTAGTGTAGATAACTGAGATACTCATTTCTTTTTGTGATTGTACTCTATTACAATTTGTTCATGTGTTGTAGTTTTATCTGAACAATAAAAATGTCGAACACTTTTAGCATTCAGCAGTTCAGCAACCTTATCTACAAGGTTATTAGCAATGTTTTGGTTAGTTACGTTAGTCACGTTGTCTCCAATCGTCAGGTTTATCTTGTTTGAACCAATCCACAATTTCATCTGCACCATCAAACCCCTTCTTGTAATTAGATGGGTCGGGGTCTCCTAGTCCCATCTTATTCATAAAATCATCCATAGATCCCTCCTGGATGTCCTGAGCAGCCTGACGACGTGCTTTATTCAACCAATCTCTAGCAGTAGTATGACGCTTGGCAAGTTTCTCTGCCCAGATCATATCATCAAGTTGCACTTCTTCTTTGTTAGCGATCTTCTTACAGATGAACTCCAGTCGGAGTCTGTATTGGGTTGACAGCATGTTAGTCTCGTAGTTTAAGTTCTAGATCCTCAAGTTTATGATACTCAGCATGTGCTCGGTCCTGCCGCTCACAGATGATGCTGAGAATATCATCCATAATGATATCGTTCTCAACGTAGTCGTCAAGGTACTTATCTAATGCTTCTTTTAGGTATCTTTTACGATGCCACTCAGGTGAATAGGGTTTGTAGTCCATAATAAAATCATTTCTTAGGAATATTATAAAGTTTTGGGTTAATTCTACCCTCACACTGGGTAATGTTTTTTAAGTCATGACGATAGCGATCCCAATACCAATCAAAGATTTCAGACTTCTTGCCTGACATAACTACATCAAATTTTGTCATACCATCTTGAAGGTATTCAATCAAAAATGCATTGGTGGGCAGAGTACGGTCGTCTGCCACAGTGGGATCGCAATCAGTATAGAGTGTCTTCATGCAGTGCGACCTCCCCAGTTAATTTGGGGAAATGCTTCAGAGACACATGCTTTAGTAATTTTATACTTCTTACCAAGTTGCTTATCCTTCACCAGACAGAGAACATTTGCCTCGTCCTGATGAAGACCTTCCAGCATTTGAATGAACATGTTTTCACGTCTGGACTGCTGGAGTCCATTGTTACCACCTTGCACAAAGTTATAAAGCAGGCGTGCTTCCTTCTCTAGAACTGTGTGCTCAGTGCCAACGGGTGCCTCATTCGCTTGGAATGGAACCTCACCCACTGGCAGTTCACTGATAACACTATCATCAAAGTTCCAAATGAGAAGCATTCGGAGAGCATCAGTATTATATTGCTGAAGAAGTTCAATCTTCCTCGCTTTTGTTTTGGCGTTGCTTACTTTTTGCAGCACTTCAGAAATTAACAGTTTCATTTTAATAAATTAATTGTGTTTAGTCTTCGTCATCATCGTCAACGACAAAACGAACAGAGTATAAGTCGGATGTGATTGGGTTGCCATTGTCATCAATCATCTCAGGATGATCAGACAATCTGTTTGTGACAATAGAGTTTTCATAATACTCTCTGCCCATCCAACCAAATCCAAATCCAACAGCACTGAACAGGACGATTAAAAATCCTGAACAGAAAAGAGCTACTGAGATCATTTGCTTTCTCCCGACTTTAAACTTTTAGTGGAGAACCAAAGATCAAGATGGAAGTTGTACTCACGTCCCCATAACTTCAGAATTCTTTCGGAGGAAATTCTAAAATCAGGATCATGAGATCGCTTCCTCCTCGTCATTGTTTCTACACTTTTATTTAGTTTCATTTTTGTAAAGATAATCAAGTGCGTCCTGCATGTTACCAACATACTTTCCATCAAAGTAAACTTGAGGGAAAATACATCGCTTCGCTACAGGAATGTCTGGTTCTAGTTCAAGGTATTCAGTGAAGGACATACCCTCACCCTCACCTTCAACTAACCTACGAACCTTTACTTCAATGAAAGGAATAAAGGATTCTAACAATACAGCTTTAAGTGCATCACAATACTTGCAGTCATTGATGCTGTAAATTTTTACTTCCATACCTCAATTTCTCATAGTAATCCAAAAGTTCTTCATCAGACATGTCATTGTAATGTCCTCCAAAATACTTTGCATTTAAGACAGATAGACTCTCATCATACTCATCAAAAAGAACAAAATGAATCTTCTTAATTAAAGATGAACGGTCCATTGTAGAAACTGTATTGTGTTCCTATTTATTCTATCAGTCAGATGGTTTCTTGTCAAGGTTTGCAGCGATAACCACAGGATTCCTCAATGCATTCTTGAGTTCTTTTCCTGCACGATCCAATGCCGACTTTAAATTCTTGGGCATTGGTTTCTTATGTTCTGTTGGTTTAAATCCTTTACTCATGAAAAACCTCCTGGGTGAAAATTTTGGGCGAATTTTTTTTGCCCGATTTTTGGAATTAAACTTTGATTTTGGTTTGGAACATCATTCCAATGTCTCACTGCGTTCGCAACGATAGCCACGTTAGTAACCATATAAGAAACAAGTATAGCAGTGCGTATGATAGCCACTGTGTCTGCCTCTCTGTCATTCTTACCCTCCTTTGCTCCTAGTGCTTTCGCCCAGATCCTCCAGGCACTTTTCTTTTTAAAACGTGACATTATATACACAGACTAATCTAAGATCTCCTGGTGTTGTTGGACGAAGAGCATGATAATATCTTCCGTCAAACAAAAGCATCTTATACTTTTCGGGTTTGATCTCACGCTTCACTGGGATTGGATGGTTCTCCCAATCAATACTATCATGTAATATCACACCACATTCTTTGCCGTCATCAAAGTTTATTTGTTTGTCAAAGATTAGTGTATTACCAGGAGCATCATTGAGATATAAGATAGCAACGTAATGATTCTCAGGATAATCCACATGGGGATCATAGAAATCATAATCAGGATTATGGTATGTAAGATTCAAACATGCTCTAACTATCTTCTTGTATTCTATCTGATGTTTGTCCAGAAACTCTGTAAGTAATTGATTAAAAAATCTATAGAAAGGAGAGATGGGTTTACCACCTCTCGCCACCATCACATGAGAAAATTGAGGAAACTTTTCCGAAGTTGTTACAGGATCCCACCGCCAATCAATTTGCTTAGGTTTTTTTACATGTGGTAGTTCCTTCTTATAATGACACTCATCCATAAAACTATCCAATAGCTCCATGTGTTGCTCTTCAAGAAATTCCTCTATGATCATTTTATTTCATCCAAAGAATTTAGAAAGTGGTTTAAACTTAGCAAGTCTATTGTTTGCCATGTCAATATATTCTTGATGCAATTCAACTCCGAGATAGTTTCTATTAGTATCCACACAAGAAATTGCAGTGGTTCCGCTGCCCATGAAGGGATCTAGAACCAAGTCCCCCACATAAGAATAATATTTTATAATCTTATCACTCAACTCTTGTGGATAAGGAGCGAGGTGTTTAGATGCAGTCTCTGGATTAATCTTCCAAACATTAGATCTTTCATAGTCTTCTTTGACCAGAGACTGTTCCAGTATATCATCTTGATATGATCTAACAACTTTATCAATCAAAAAGTCTGCTGGTTTTTGGAAGATAAAAATAGTCTCACTTACAATATTTGGTTTGTATGCTACTGGTTTACGATGCTGAAAGAATCCACCGTTACGATTGATAGCAGCACCTTCAGGTTTCACCCAGACAATATCATCAATATATTTCCACCCCATACGTTCCATCAAAGAAAAGAAATGGAATGGTATGGCAAGTCTTTTGCTTTCATGTGCTCTACTTTTTCTTGCCTGAATTACAGGAGATAAATTGACAGCACACATTCTTCCTGGTTTAGTAACCCGAAGAACTTGTTCAAATACATTAGTAAGAAACTGAAGATACTCTTCGTATGTAGGCCAAGTAGAATATGCTCGGGCATTATAATATGGCGGAGAAGTGCAAGTTAAATGCACTGTCTCATCACCAATGGTTTTCAAGACTTCTTGAGAGTCACCTAGAAGAATTTTATTCATCCGATATTACGAGCAGAAGATTTGTTGGAGTTGCAGTCACCATTTTCAAGAGACTTACGACCGTGACAGAGTTTACAGTAAGTCTTCACATTACTAGGTACATTGTTATTATGATCACCATCAAGGTGATCTAGATCAAGAGAGTTTTGAAATCCATTCCATTCATCATGAGGAACTGGACAGGAAAATCCAAGATGTCCATCATGATTCTCACAATAGTTTTTCTTGTGCTGAGTAACACCAGGACGAGTGATTCCTTTCTTTCTTGCAGCAGCACAGGAAGAACATTCAGACTTGAATGACCAGTACTTCCACTCACGAACCTGAACATTATTATCACATCCCTCGTTGATGCATGTGGGGATAGTGTTGCCCTCAGCAAGGTACTTTGCCTTCATCTGAGCGGAGAGAGTGGAGCGTGTCATAAGGTCTTTACCCATTTTGGGATGTCAACAACGTAAATATAATACAAAAAAACCGCCCTGTCAAGGGGCGGTTCGGATCAGGACTCGATGATTTTAGCAATCTTATCCTTAAGTTGTTCAAGGTCAACACCTACGACAACATCAGTTGCATGAGAAGCTGTATCTTCTTGAACATTATGTAGAATAAACTCGATGAATTCAAGTTCTAATTTAGAGAGCGTTGCCACGGGGTAATACCTCCTCTGGGAATACAAAGTTTTCATGTGGTTGGTCTACAGGTGCTAACCATGCACGAAGACCTTCATTCAGAAGAATGTTCTTGGTGTAGAACGTTTCAAACTCAGGATCTTCTGCTGCTCTTATTTCTTGGGAAACAAAATCGTAAGCACGAAGGTTAAGAGCAAGACCAATAATCCCAATGCTGCTGGTCCAAAGACCCATAACAGGAACAAACAGCATGAAGAAATGTAGCCACCTCTTATTGCTAAATGCAATCCCGAAGATCTGCGACCAGAATCTGTTAGCCGTGACCATTGAATACGTTTCTTCTTCTTGCGTCGAGTCGAACGCTTTGAACGTGTTTGCTTGTTCGCCATCTTGATAAAGTGTGTTCTCTACTGTTACGCCATGAATAGCACTGAGGAGTGCTCCTCCCAGTATACCAGCAACTCCCATCATATGGAAGGGGTTGAGCGTCCAGTTATGAAATCCTTGTAGAAAAAGTAGGAATCTGAAGATTGCCGCGACACCAAAACTCGGCGCAAAGAACCAACTGGATTGTCCCAGAGGGTAGATGAGGAATACACTAACAAATACGGCAATAGGACCTGAAAAAGCAATCGCATTGTAAGGACGGATTCCGATGAGACGTGCCAGTTCAAACTGGCGAAGCATAAAACCAATTAGGGCGAAGGCACCGTGGAGCGCCACAAAATTCCAGAGTCCCCCAAGTTGGAGCCAGCGTTGGAAATCTCCCTGAGACTCAGGACCCCAAAGTAGAAGAAGAGAATGACCCATAGCATCAGCAGGCGTTGAGAC